TCGTTTCCTCGAAGCTGGTGTTATCGGTATCGAATGTGTAATTGAACTGGCCGCATTCCGTGCTCCATGCGTCAAGCTGCTGCTGCACGCCCCAGATCTGCGCCATGTCGATCTCGGTGGCGAGGTCGCGCGCGCCGATCTTCGGATCGACCGAGACGGCCGCGATGATGTCTACCAGCTTGCTGGTGGCGGCGATGGTGCCGCTGGCCAGCCGCCCGGTCGCATCGAACGCCCCTGAAAATACCGTGCCGTTGTAGGTCGGCAGCAGGCGCGAGGCGATGCAGTTCAATTGCCGCGTCTTGACGGCCGTGGCGCGCGCGGTGGCCTGCGTGATCGTGTGGATTGTGGTCTTGTTGCCGAAGTCGGTTTTGGTGACCGGCGACACGCTGTACAGGTCGGCCCACTTGATCTCGTCCATCACGGTGCCGCTGAATCCGTAGTCGTAGTCGGTCGTTCTGCGCATCCTGACCCGTGCCGGGCCGGTCCATGCGGTCGCGTGCTCGACGGTATCGGCGATCTCGTCGCTAACGCTGCCCGACAGTGAGCCGGTGACTGTTTCCACGATGCCGAGCGGGACCAGCAGCGCGCTCAGCTGTTCGATCTCGATCGAGAAATTGACGGTTGCCGACGATTTGCCACCATTGTCTTTGAACATGCCGTTTGCCGCGATGATGTTGCACCAGACCTCGGTGCGGTCGACGTCCGGCAGCGTGGTCCATGCGGTGTACTCGGTTTTTCCGGCGGCCTGTATCGCGCACGTCTTGCCGGTGATCGCCGTCACCCAGCTGGCGCTGCTGGCCGGTGTCAGGACGATCGACGCGTCATTGACGGTCAGGATCGTATACGTCCCGGAATAGTTGCGGCCGATGGTGAATGTCGCCGTGGCCGATTCGTCGACCAGCACGCCGCCGGTGACCGTCAGCGTGTTCGCATCCGGCTTGGTTGCGACGGTGAAGGCGCCATTGTTGGCTGCCGTGGAAAACCCCGACACGGAGAATGTGTCGCCGGCAAGGATGTCCGTAAATAGCCCGGCCGCGCCCGTATCGGTAAAGGTGTTGCCGGTAGTCGCCGCGGCGGCCACGCCCGTGGTGATCTTGAGATCGTCCGTCATCGTCACCGTGATGACATCGCCGATTACGCAGACCGCATTGAAATTCGGGTTCTTCGCAGCCTGTGAGATGATGCCGCCGCCAACATCTGGCGTGAATGTATATTTGGCGCTTGTCGCCAGCTGCACCTGATTCAGCGCCTTGAGCGTGAGGCCGTCGACCTCGATCGCACGCCGCACCGTCGCCACCTTGTCGATGATCGGGCTGCCGATCTGCAGCACCGGCGTGCCGGCATTCGGCGAGGTGAACGGGTCGTAGACGGCCGCGCTGGCGCCCGGAATATCCGCGATCAGCGTGTCGCCATCGTTGAGCGTGGCGACGCTGTAATAGCCGCGCCCGACGCAGTAATACCCGTATTCGTACTTGCTGTTGTCGATGTACTTGTCGTAAGTCGGCATCATCAGCGACGGGATCGCCTTGACCGTGCCGTAGATGTCTTCCACCCGCTGCAGCAAGCGCACCTGATTCTGGCGATCGCCCAAAGCATTATTGGGGCTCTGCTGCGTGCGGTTGATGTTGCCCGGCATGACCGGCCGGGGCGTCAGCACGTAGGCGGCCACCGCGAAGACGGCCATCACGATGTAGGCAATCGTGATCGGGTCGAGTCCGCCGGGACTTTGCAGGATCACATACTCATCCGCGTCGCCGGCCAGGATCGCCTTGATGTCGTGGCTGATCTCGTTGCCATCGCACGGCTCGCCCTTGAATATCTGCACCTTGACCGTCGGCACCGCGCCGTAATGGTCGAGCAGCCAGTGCGCCAGGCTGTCCGCCTCGAACACTTGCGGTGCAGCCACGGCGAACGGGTGATCGTAAAGCGTGATTCTCATTGCTTGGTCCAATACTCGATCAGCGCATAGCCGTCCCGGATCGTCGACAGATCCTCGTACAGCGTGACGTTCGGCAACGCATGCAGCACCTTGCCCTGGTAGAAAATCCCGCAGTGGTGGATGCCGATCGTGTCGCTCTTGCCCAGCAAGACGATCGCCATATCGACCGGATCCGCGACCTGTACGAAGCCGTGCGCCGCCTTGTGGATCGCGATGCGGAACGCGCTGCTCATCTCGCGGATCGAGCGGTTGACGGTCTTGTAATCGACCGCGATCGCGTTCAGTTCCGTCGCGTAGACATCGGCGACCAATTCCCAACAGGGCTGCGGGCCGTACTGCTTGGCCAGATAGGCATTGGTATCCATTGGTTTTGTCCAATAAAAAACCCGCTCAAGTTTCCTTGGCGGGTTGGTGTTGATTCGTGACGCGCTTATTCCATTTGCTCTTTACAGGAAGCAGACGGAGAAACAGTGCAATAAAACAACTTCTTCTTACAAGTGGCGGTCCAAGTAGTGTTGCCACTACTCGTTATAGATATTTCCTGTGGCGCACAACCAATATGAGCCGCAGAAACTTGCTGACGCTCTTCCGTAATCGTTTTAAATCCTGCGCAAGCAGAGACCAAATAAATCGACGCCAGTGCCACAATGAACCCAATTCTTATTTTCATCACTCCCCCTGTATTTATAAGGGGAATGATACATCAACGTAATTACATCTGGTCTTTGTAGACGTGCCGCTCGATCGGATCGTTCGGGTTGGGCTTGCGGTTAACATCACAAGAATCCTCGTAACATGGGAATATCCTTCGGCGTGTACAGCTCGCCCGTGCGCGAAATGTTCAGCCGCGGCGATACCGCGCTGATGGTAGCGGCGCCGATCGCGTAGCTGATCGACTCGGCCTGCAGCGTGGCGGTGGCCTGCGGCGCGGTCAGGTCGTCGGACAGGTACTCGCGGTAGATGATCTGGATCTTTTCCAGCGTCGCGATCGGGATCAGATCGAGCTGCTCGCGGAAAACGTCTTCGATGTCCACCAGCCCCAGCCGGATATCAAAGGCCTGATCGAGATTGCCCTGCGACCCGGCCAGCTTGATCTCGATGTTGCATGGGGCCATCGCATGCGCCACTCCGGCGACGTATGTGGTGCCGGCATACGGCTCGCGCCACAGGTGGAAGGTCTGCGACATCGCGGAATGACTGATTTCCAGCGTCTGGATCGGCCAGATGGTTTGCGGCGCCGATGCCAGGAACGTCTTCAGGCGCGTTTCAAGGTCGAGACTCATCAGAAGGCCAGTACGTTGGAATCGACCGTCGCATACAGCGCCAGGCGCGCCAGCAGGTCAAGGGAGCCGGCGCCGTACAGGTTGTACAGGTCGACCATGTTTTGCCCGTCGATGTCGCTGAAGGCATACGCCGTGCTCTCCGCCTCGACCACGAAGGCGACGATGATCGCGATGCCTTCGGTGCGCGTGGCGGAATAGCTGCCTGGCATGATGTTGCAGGCGTGCGTCTCGGTGCCAAAGCCGCTGTCGAGCGGCATGTCGAACGTGATCGCGCCTTTCTTGATGACGTGATGGAAAAACGCGATCCACACCGAAAACTCCAGCTTATCGAGCACCAGCGTGACGTTGTACTTTTGCGGCCCGCGATCCCAGTCGAGGCCGTAGCGCGCGGCGCCGCCGGCGACATCGGTGCGGATCACGCCGCCGGGTCCGTCATGCGAATACGCGGCGACGGTCGGGATAAAGCCGTTTGGCAGGGTCGGCATTACCGCATCCTTGGCGTGTTGAAGTTTCTCGATAGCGCCTTGCTGGAGCGCGAGTTCGGGTCGTCAAACTGCGCCGCGCCGGCCGCGACCGACTCACTGATGATCAGCGCGCGCTCGTTGGCGCTGATGCGCTGCTCGGTGACTTGCCCGATCGGCGAGCGGGTATTGTTGACGATGGTCAGCTTCAAATCACCGCCGCCACCGCCGATCTTGCTGTTCGGGATGATGGTTCCGCCTGCGGTCGGTCTAAAAATCTCCGGCCCTTTTTCGCCGACCATGTAGGCCGAATCGCTCATGACCGGGCCGCCATTTTCACGGGCACCGGCGATCGCCATGCCGGCCACCATGCCGGCCTGCGCGTAGCCTGTGGCCATGATACTGATCGACAGCGGGATACCCCAAATGCCAAGCTGCCCTTTTGCCTTGGCGGCGGCCACATTGGTTTGCATGATGATTTCCTCGACGGCGATCGCCTTGCTGACCAAAAACGCAGCTTTGCCGAGTGCCGACTGATCCGTTCCGGCTTTCTGCATCATGCCGTACAGCATATCGAAAGTGCTGGCAGCAGACGACAGCGACTGCAAATTGCGCGAAGTCTGCATGTCCAGCATTGCCGATTCATGCCGCTGGTTCTCCCGCTCGATTAACTCATTCCCGGAAACCGTGTTTTCCAGTGACAGCGCCTGAAAAGACTTCAGATCAGAAATGCGGTTCTTGTACGCCAATTTTTCAGATTCTTCCGGCGTTTTCAGGGTGCCAGCAATCTTATTGCCGACTGCCTGAGTTGAGATCTTATTGACGATATTGGATTTCGCCGCGCCCTCGCTCCGGAATCTGGCAATCGATTCCTGAGTGATTGCGCCTTTTTCCTGAGCGAGCCTGATCTTGTCCTCGATGTCCAGCTCGATACGATGCGCCTCGGTCAGCTTGGCGACTTCAAGCGCGGACTTCCCGTACAGATCATTGTTGAACTGCATCTGTGCCGCCGACCGATCCTGGCCAATGCTCCACTTCGCCATCGTGTCGTTCAGCTTGGTTTGGTTTTCCGTGGTGCTCTTGATGCCTGCCAGTTGCTTGGCTTCGGCATCGGCTGTTGACGCCATCGAGCGCAGAGTATTTGCGCGATCGGCGGACAGTCCTTTCAGTTTGCCGCTGGCGATCTCGAAATTCACGACTGCCAACCGGCTCTTGTCAACGACCTTGCCGCGATTGTTGTATTGAGCGATTTCGTCTTCCATCTTGGCCTTGTCGGCACCGAGGGACTGGAAGCTGCTGTCGTAAGCGGAATTGGTCTTGCGCTCCGACTTGAAATCGGTCTTGTCATATTTCTTGCGGATCGCGCCTTCGATCTTGCTGGCATTCTTCTTGGCGTCGAGCGCGTCTTTGTCGTTCGGATTGGCGGCCAGCGCCGATTGATAATCCGTACGGAATTTCTGGATCTCCTTGTCCGCTAAGTTGATCGAGCCGGCCATCTCGCGCCACTTTGCATTCAGCCGCTCATGCGCCGCAGTACCTTTTT